TGCCCAGTCAGCGTGTTGAAGCAACCATTCACGCTGCTCAATGATGCGAAGATCATAGCGAACACCTTTGGCAGGTGCTTTCCAACTCGCAGACTTATACACTTGACCAGTCTTCTTGTCCACAAAAGCGTGGACAGAACGCGAACCATTCGCATTCATAATGATTTTGTGATACTTACGACCAGTCTCAGGGTAGAAGTCATAGTCACAAGTGCCCTGCTTCAGATTCTCAATGCAAGCATCGTGATACTCCTCATTTTCAGTGCGAAGTGCGTGAGACCGAATGCTGTAATCAATGAAGTTCTGGCGCAGTGCCTCACAGAGAGCATAGGTGTGCCCCAGAACAGCAGCAGCGATGTCTTTCCGTGCCTCTGCAGCAGCGGCGTAGTCAGCGAAGGTGGTGGTCATTGCTTGGTTGCGTATGAACGTATTATAGGGCATCCTAGAGGGGTCTCTAGGGGTCAGTATGCCAGTTCAGAATCTGGCACCCAGGAGTCGTCATCTTCAAGGTATCCCATCCAATCTTGAGGGTCAGACTCATACATTGCGATTTCCCGCAGTTCATCCATCAGTTCAGACAGGTCCATGGTGATCCTTCAACTACTTGGATATTATAGCAGAAAACCCGCCTTGTGGGCGGGTCCCTTTAAGAATTCTTATACCTTCCAGTTCAACGATACCAAAGGTATCTATACAAATTCATATTTTCACACTGCCAGTGCGGCAGAAGGAATCTCTACACCTTCAAGATAGGTTTCGTGCCAGGAGCAAGTATCATAGCACAACCAACCTTCCTCTTGAGTGTAGACATAACCATACTCTTCACCATTTTGAAGAAACTCACTCAGGTTAGCATCAAGGCGAGGAGGGCAATCTTCACCGCGATAGGAGTAGTAGTTAGCACCATATTGAGTTTTCTGATCGGACCCAAACACTTCATCAGTCCAAGCACAAGACATATCACCACCATCAATCAGTTCGGCGGCAAGTTCTTTGCTATTGTAGTGGGTGCGAAGAATGCGACCCAACCATTCGGGATAAGAATCCCAGTGATGATAGCTGCTCAGAACGCTTCCATCAGAAAGTTCGATTCCGATTCTTCCACGAGTCGCCATTAGGGGTGTCTGTCGATTACCTTGTTATTATAGGGTCTCTTGCGCCTTCTGCCATCTTCCCTGTGCCACTTCCTGAACTGGCACATCATCGATCCTGTGTTGAGCAATTGAAAAGTATTCTTCCTCTCGCTCAATGCCGATAAAGTTTCTATTTTCCATTTTAGATGCGATTCCAGTGGTGCCAGCACCCATACAGGGGTCCAGTACCAGATCCCCCTCATTGGAGAATGTTCTAACCAACCAACGATAAAGATCCACTGGTTTTTGTGTAGGATGGTGTTTTCCTTCACCTTCTGCAGTCTTGAAGTAAATGACACTGCGAGGATACCTCAATCCACTGTCATTCTTCACATGAACTGCTTTTGTTTGAACACCATATGCTTCAGTATCTCTCACTGCGGTTCCCTTATCATATGGGGTTCCTTGTGTCATTTGGGGATTGTATGTTGGTTGCTTCTTATAGAAGACTACAATATCCTCATGAGCACGTAGAGGTTGTTTCTTGGCATTCAGATAACCAGTTGCCTTTGATTTTTCCCACACCATTGTATACTTGAAGTCCTTGTAATTTGAAGCGATAAGGACACTTGTAAATGGTTGTGCTGCTGTTGAAATGATGGGGCATGTTGGTTTGCATATGCGATCAACATGCTCCCAAAACTTGGGATAATCGATAATAGTATCCCACTCGTTTCTTTTGTTCAGAGTTCCATATGGAAAGTCTGTCAACAATAAATCGATGCTCTGGGGAGCAAGATTCCCCAGAACATCGAACATATCATCATTATATAACTTCATCAGTTGCTCAACCATTGAATGAATCGGGTGTATTCTACCATGTCCAATTCAAAATCAGAACGAAATTGTGCATCATAAATTGGACGTTTAGAGTTACGCTTTTTCTGTGGATTTACAAAGAAGATATTGATTTTCTTTCCAGTATATTTTTCAAAATAACCAGGGTAATACACTAAAGGATCTTTACCACAAGCATTTTGACCAGCAAAAATTGCATACTCTACATCGTCTGGAACATCAGGAGATTGCTCAAGTTCCATGAAATCTTGAACACAACGTTTCAAATAACACGCATCCAAATAAGTTTTATCTTCAATGAGTTTTTTAAGCACGTTATCTTTGTAGACATGCTTATCAACCTGAAGATTCTTCAAATATTTTCCATTAACAATCATGGAACGCTTATAATCATTTTTACGAGCATCAAGACCCAACGCTTCACAGGTTCTCAAAGTAAGATTTTCGTAAACAAGACCAGATGCATTCCTTGCTTTACCACCACCACAATTCTTATGAAGAATGGGAAGATCATCCACTTCTTTGTTATAAGTTTCAATAATCGGATCAAGGTTAAACATGATTCGGTCGTGTGTATGCATATATTATAATGGGTCCTCTAGAGAACCAGAAGACCCAGTGTGCCACTTTTTAAACTGTCTCAATCTTCGTAGATTTTACATTCAGGTGCGTCAGGATTGGCATCACAATAAAGTTCTAAAGGAGTTGGATCGTGTAAATCTTCTGGATGATTTGCTTTATATGTTTTAAGTGCTTCCAATTCCTCTTCAGTATGTCTCCGTGATTGTGGAGAAATAGTTGGGTCACTCAAAAGGTCCTCGTCCTTCTGAATGTGTTGGTCTATATTTTCCATAGTTTTGTATCGTGTTGACAATATTTATTTTATTTTGGTGAGTTATCCTCTTTACCTTCAAGAGAACGAACCATCAATTCAGTGAATTTTTCCATTTTTTCAGCAGAAACTGTCTGCGGAGCATATGTAATGGCATCTTTCAGTGCTATAAGTTCGCTCCATTCCTCTTTTGTAAGAATTTCAGGTCCAGTTTTTGCTAGAGTCATAGGTTTTTTGCGATGTGTCCCAATATTAGCATTTCAATACATTAGTATCTATGAACTTAATGTTTTCTTTGGGATCGAGTTACAAATCTTTATGTTTATTGTATGATCTCCAGTCTTGTTCATCAAATTCACTCAAGTGTCTTTGACAGATGATCATTCCCGTAACATTGCAGGCATAAAGTGTTGAATCATACTTACAAGCGGTCCAGGTGAGCATCAAATAGTCGTAAAGATCAGAATGTTCTTCTTTATGTGGTTCTACAAGACTAATCAGTTCTTGTAGCATCTCCCGACTCATTAGGCGTTTCATTTTTTCTTTCCAAAAAAGAGTCAAGTGTATCTAGATCACTTAAAAGTTCTCTGTCACGATTCTTATCGTGATAATAGGACCACAGAGCATTGTGAACATCCATAAGATGATCTACCCAGAACCCAGCAGGATAAATTCCCAGAGCAGATTGTAGTCCACGATGAGAAGTTCCCTCATTTTCTGCTTTACACATAATATGAGTGATTGCTTCTACCATATCAATCTTATCTTCTTCAGACAACATATGATACTTTCCAATCGCACGTTGTCGTGATTCTTCATTTGCTTTCTGAAGTTCCTTAAATGAATCAGAATCCCACCAGTCCTTTAATGCTTTACCAAATTCGTTAAGTTCAGTCATCATCTTTCCCAAAGATAGTTCCAAAGAAACCAGAGTCTCCTGGTCTACGGTTTTCCAGTTTATCTAGCAGAGAATCAGTTGTTTGTAATGACTCAATACGACTGATAAGATCAGCAATCACACTACACACCATGGGACGTTCTTGACGAGCAGCGTATGCTAGTGCGTTCCGCAGAGATTGTTCTGCTTCTTTCAGTGATTCTTCAACAGATTGTGAGAGTGCCATTATTTGTTACCAAGTAGTAGGTTATGATATTTTAGGACTTCTGGGTTCTCCAGGTCTTTACATCTAGGGTAGAAAATACCGTCCTTATAGCAAGCATTTTCGGGGTCTTGTGGATTATATTTTGTCACTTTTGCTGGATAATCTCTAATATTACAGAGTTCTCCTTGTCTAGACATAAAGTTCTCAAAACATAAACCAGCAACAAGTGGGGCGAGTAATTGTAGAGTATACATCAGCACTCATCGGGTCCAAGTGGTTGAGTGGGTTTACGAATAGTAAAAGAACCATCGTTGTTATTAATCCAGTGAATTGCGTCACCTTCTTTCAAGTCTGCTGCTTCTAGTAGGTCATCAGGAAATGCTACAAAGAGTTCTTGTTTACCAGTATCTGCATCTTCTACTTCTTGAACAGGGATAATCCATCGGGTCACAACATCTTTTTTGACTTCTGGTGTCCATTCATATCCACCTGCTTTTCTAATTTCTTCTACTTGAGCATCAAGTTCTGCTTTATCACACATCGCATTCAGTTCTTCTTCCATACATTGCTGATGCTCTTCTGGATAATACATTTCTTCCCAGAAACTGTTCCAGGCACCTTTACATTCGGGTGAAGGATCATCCTTATCGCAAGACAAATGACTCTTACCATTACCATTCAGCAAAGCAAGTAGTTCATATGCTTGAGATGCTTGTTGTTTGTAAGCATAATAGTTGTCTTTTACAACTCCAACAATTACATCATAGATTTCTTGTGGTGATGCTTCAGCAGAAGACATAGCATCATACATCCAATTCTCAAGATTCTCAAGAGAATACTTTTTATAACTAAAATCAGAGGTCATTCAGGTGTTCTTTGATTGCTTGTTCCACTATAACCTGGATTTCCTTCCCCGTCAACCCATTGAGCCACGACCAGTTTGGGTCATCTTTATCCCAGTCCATTGTAAATGACCCATCTCCATTCTGTGTTATTTTGAGAGTATCAGCATTCATCGCAGTCAGTATCCTTGTGTTTCTTACGAATTTTTTTAAGTTGTTTCAGTTCTTCCTTGATCATTTTATAGGCACTATCAGCATCAAATTTACCACCTATTTCTAGACCAATAATAATTTCCATTCTTGTTCCAAAGTGTGCTAATGCTTTTTCAAAGCAGTCTAATTCATACATCGTAATTAATCCTACAACGTTCGGCAAGAATATCTATACGGGCATCAAGAGAATTTTCCATCCGATAGAGTTCATTGGTAGTTCCTACATTTTCTTCTTCTAATACTTTGATTCTTGCTTCCAACTCTTCAATTTTTTTATACAGCAAATCTGATGGAGTTGGTTCATTCAATCCCCACTTCTTCTGAAACCAATAAGGATCATTCATAATATACCTACAGATTTTAAATACTTTTGATATGCCATAAAGCGTTGAAGAGATGGAGTTACACCAAGACTTTCACAACACCGAAGATATGAGATAAACTCATACCAAGGTGCGGTCGGGTCAGTATCACTCACAGTTTGCCCCCTACTTCACCCTCATAAGTTCGGGACGTAGAGAAACCTTCCTGCCTCCCTTTAAGATAAAATCTTGTTGCCGATATACAAATGTCTTCAGTGAGAGATGTGACCAGTCCACTATCTTCTTTGTCTGTTGAATACCAAAGTCCATACTTTTTCTCCTCAATATAAAAGGCATCGTCAATCAGTTTCTTTTCCATTTTTCTTTATGTGAGGGTGAGGTGCGTAGAGAGGACCAGGATAGTTTCCAGCAAACTTATCAAGTTCTTTAATTGCTTTTACAACTTCTGGTGTTTCTTGCCAATTCCATTCATTGCCGTGTTTATCTACAAAAGTTCTAATTGTCATATTTGTAACTTAGTTTGATGTCTTTTTTCTTGAGTTTGTAGCGATCAATATGCTTTTGACGATGTGCTTCGCTTTCAAAGTAACACTTACGAGTTTCATTTCCTTCCTTATACACAAGTTTCCAGGGAAACTGATCAAAGGGAAATTCTTCGGAGTAGTCCATCAGGTAGGTTGTTCAACACGTTGAGTATACACGGAATCAAACAGTTCGTCAAGCACCTCACTACAGGTATTATACTCTTTACTATTCAACACAGTTTTCTCATACTGATAGCGACGAACAGCAGTAAAGATCAGTTTATATTGTTCAGAGGTAAAGTTCATTAGTCGTAAAGATTTTGCTCCTGTTGTATTTTATCTAGGTAGTGGTAGATCGTTGCTTTTGAGTACTCAAACTCCTCAAATCGTTGTGGTTTTTTCTTCTCCATCTTGGTGAGCATATTCACCCAGTCATAATGACTATTCACCACCCATCCATAATGATGGTCGTCACATAACAACTTAAACATTACTTGAACCCCTTACTTTTCTTTTTATCCAACACTTCAATGTGACTCAAAAAGTGCCCACCATTTTGAAACCAGGTGAGTTGAA